TTGGGCTTCTTCCCTCAAATGAAAATGGACAATACTTTTGTTGCTAGCTTGCTTACAGGGGCAATGGCCTCTTTTGGGATTGAGCGCAAAACTGCTAATCAGCAGAAAAAACAACCACCTAAGATTGATTCAAAGGAGCCACCAAAATGAGACGCTTTCTGCCCTTGATCACCTTGCTGGCTCTTAGCCCAGCAGCAAAAGCCGACATCAGCCACAAAATCCAAAGCTCTGTTCAGCTTCAGGTTGGTGGTGCGATGACTACAGCAAATCGCATTGGCTCTTCATTCAGCATTTCAGGTTCAGGCGTTGACACTACCGACGGAACTACAGCGAACACTATTTCCACTGGCACTATTACTAGCGGCGTTTACAATCCTGGCACTATCGCTGTAACCCAGGACACACCTGGCAACGCTTTTAGTTTTAGTCAGTCATACACTCAAGGTGACGCCGTTCCTACATCAGCCATAACTGCAGGCGCTGTGCCTAACTTCTCTAGCCTGCAGTCCACTGCACCAGGAACCGCAGGAGACCTAGCAGGTACGGTCGCACCAACTGGAGCAATTACGGTTACAGCTGGTGGAGCGAATACCCTTGCAATCGGCCAAATCGTGACGGAACTGACAATCGACTGATGCGTGTTCTACTGCTGCTTTTATGCGGGCTAGTTGGTGAGGCTTTCTCTCTTGCTAAACCAGCCCAAAGCGTTCCAGTGGTGCCCAATTTTTCAACTGGCTCAATGACGAGCCATACAGAAACCACCAGTAATGTCACTGAAACAATTGTCAGTGAAACCTATGGAACTGGCTGGGAATACTCTGTCAGCGGCACTAACGTTGAACCTGTAAATGGGGCCAGCCTCACACCAGGCACTACAACAGTAAAAGAATGGTCAGCTCTGGACGTAGGCAACAAACCAAACTGGAGAATTGCCAACCCTGGCGCAGCATTTCAGTTCTCAGAAACCTATTCAGGGCCAGGGCTCAGCAACGTAACCACAATTCAGCGCGTAACCGAAATCGAGCAAATCACAGACACTATCTCTACCTTCTCGCAGTAGTCCTAGCGTCACCAGCCAACGCAGAAACTATTGGCGGCGTTTCTGCTACTGCCGCTCCAACAGCAACCAGTTCTGGTAGTGTCACAAATCAAGCTGTGATGATTGCTCCATCACAAGCGTTCACTAACTCTTACGGAAATGGCATTCAATGCCAAGGGCCAATCATCACCATCACGCCGTATGTCAACAGGACTAAAAGCTGGCAATTGCCGTTCATGGGTCACGTTCTTGACCCTGTATATGATATTTCTGACTTGGATGATGATGGCCTACTCGACAATCCAGGATCGATCATTTACCACATGCGAAAAAGGACAAATCAAAAGGATACGCACAACTGGTCAGGTGGTTTGTCTCTCCAAGCCACAATCCCCCTAGATGGTGGGCTGCAAGAACGATGCAAAGCAATGGCTGATGCCAATATCCGTATGCACCAGCAGATTATTGAGACGAAACGCCTTGAATATGAAATCGCTAGGCTCAAAAACTGCGGAGACCTGAAACTAAAAGGCATCGAGTTTCACCCCAGATCGCCTTATTTTGCTGTTTGCGCTGACGTAGTAATCAAACCAAAACCAGGGCAAGTTTTACCGCACAGGCACGCTATTTCCGCGCCAACCGCTGCGCCCGCCTCCGCTGAAAAACGCTTACAGGTTTCGCCTTACGACCCAAAATCTTCTGAATCTTCTTCCCAATCTTCTTCACGATAGGCTTCACCGCCTTAAGCAAAAGCGGCGTAGCTAACGCAGCAGTGACACCCACAGCAGCGGTAACCCCTACGGTTGTGACCTGCGGCAATGACGGAATTGCTGCTATGACTTGTTCAGGCAACTTGATCTCTTCATACAGGACGACGCATTTACCGTCTTGTATCTCGTAGCCCGCAATTCTTTTTGAACCATTTTGGACAAGCGTTCCAACCTCCTTCGCACGAAGCGGCGGGCATCTTGGGTCTTCGTCAACAGCAGTCTTGGGAAGCTGAAACGCAGTTGGCGTTGGCGGCTCTGGTGTTTCAGGCGTCGAAGGGTTTGGCAGGACAGCCTCAGGATCAAACACTAATTTGCTTGGCCTGAAATCCATCGGGTCAAAAGACGGCAAATCCACGATTGGAACGCCGATATTGACCGTCACTGGCGGTGCTTTTGGCACGGACATAGCAGGGATACCATCCCAAAGCCGGATGTCGTTGATCCCAATAGTGCGAATTTCAGGCACTAAAACGGCAAAGCAGGGCCAGTGGTGCTGGGCATCAGCTCTTTGACCTGGCTAGGCATTGCCTCAGTCACAGAATCACTCAGAGCACTGTGCATCTTTTCAATCATCAAAGCTTGCACCTTGCCAAGGTTTTCTTCGACGATGGCAGGGCCACGCACCACAGCAAACACAATCACGGCAGTATTGGCAGCAGCTAAAACAAAGCCAGCAGCGCCGAGGACGTTTAGATACTTCTGCATAATTGCCTCCAAGAAAAAACCTCCCGGCTTGGTGTGAGGGTTTTATCCCACCGGGAGGCTGCGGGTGTGTTCAGGTCCGCTCCAACAGACTAATCAGAAAAGGAACTTGACGCCAGCTTTGCCGCCGTAGCTGTTTACATCATCACCAGTGATGCCGCTGATTTCTCCATAAACAGACAGTGCATCAGTAGCAGCAACAGCGCCGCCAACCTTGCCGGAAAACTCCAGCTCAGTGTCAGTACCGTCAGGCATCACAATCGCTGGACCGCCTTGCAGGTAGTAGCTGTAAACACCGTCGCCACCTTCCCAGCCAACATGCAGGTCAGTTACTGATCCGCTGTAGTCGCTGCCGCTCCAACCAGCGTTAGCTTCAACGTTGGCATAAGGCCCTGCGATTGCAGAGAGGGGTGCCAAGGCAAGTGCGCCAGCGGCTGCACCAAAAACAATTGATTTGATCATTGGAACGTAAGTTGACGTTTTCCGGCACTACCGTACTTGGTTTCCGTTGCTTCGGTAGGGACAAGGTGTCCATTTTCTGTCTTGTCCCTAACAGCTAAATTATCGATTGCGATATTTGAGAACCAAGCCGGTGTAAAGACCGTGCAATTCATGGTCAGGCTTGTCGCGACCATCACGCACATACAAATGATCCAACCATTTTTGGCGGTTGGTCATCGCTTCTGTATCCTGTGCCCCTGGCTTGCAGGGGATCATCGGATCAGGCTGCAAAAATTGTTCAGTCATTAGCAGCAGTAGAAAGAAGCGCAAACCCGATTAGGAGTAGCGCTCCAGTAGCAACACCAGCAATAAAGGTCACCAGGGCGTACCAGCGCCAGTGGTCGGGGTGCGCTTCTCTGTCAGTTGAGCGTCAAGTGCAGCGTGAATTTCAGAAACCTTCTCTTCACCGCCAAGTGCGGCTTGAACCCATGAAACTGCCTGCGCTTCAGTCACGCCGTCATAAGGAATCATGTCCTCAGCGTCAGGAGCTTCAAGGCCGATTGAGCCATACGCTCCAGCGGTATAGACGCCATCTTCTGTTGCAGCCGCCACTGTGTAGTGAAGCGTTGTGATGACGCCAGTTTCAAGAGTGCGATCGCACTGACTGACAGTCCAGGTGTAGGTGTTTGCCATAACAGTAATGGAATCAGACGCAGTGTAAACGAGCCGCCTTTGACTTGACAAGTCAGTCAGGAACCGGCGGCAATTGCGACATAAATGTATTCAACATTGGTTTGATTAACGTCTGAGTTTGCGCCCAATTTGAAGCCATTGCTAGTAAATTCTTGCATAACAGTGGTGCTAGTATCTTCCGCTTTGTTATCGGAGGGGTACAGCACTTTATTTGCACCCCGTGCACTATCGACCAAAATCCAGTCTGCAGAGCCAGTGCCGCTTTTTTTGATAAGCACCCATTGCACCTCAAACCCAGTGGTAATGGTGTGGTTTCCGCTGCCGGTGCCGGTATATGACCCGCACTTGATTACGTTTGACGTGTCTTCTGCAAAGAGGTAGGCAATATATTCTTGACTAGAGCCATTGGTGGCAGAGTTGTTGCCGACAGTAAATTGGGATGATGTTGGCGCGGTGTCGTTCCAAAGATCCTCGTTGTTATTGATGCCGTCTGTCGTGTCTAAAGTGAAATATTGGTCTGTGTTAATTGCAGAATGCCAACAATGCCAATTTTTTGTCAGATCCAAAGGCTTGGTGATAATAAAGCCAGGCGTTGCGTCAAGGGAATGCGATATGTTTTGAGTTGAGCCATTGCCGGTGTATTTAATGCAATCAAAAAACTTAGGTTCTTTCTTGAAACTCCATGCAACATAGGTATAAGTGTTTTGATTAAAAGGCGCAGAGGTGCCCATTTGAATGGTAAGGTTGCCAAACGAGCTGATTCCAGACCCGCTGGATACAATTGTTTTGTTATCACTGTTTTGCCATTTATTAGTTCCGAGCGCAGTGCTACTTACTGCGTGGTTGGTTGTATTGCTTCTAGTCTTGCACCAAACCATACCGCCGGAAGTGAGATCAATGCTCACGGTAATCGTTCGACTAGAGCCATTGCCGGTGTAAAGCTCAACGTTGAATACATCATCAACGTCAAGACCTCCCCCACCACCACCTTGACCAAGCAAAACTTGTTGCATCATCAGCTGATCCCTCCGCCAGCGATATACATTTTAGCGCTTGAACCGCCCTCGGCAACAAGAATTGAGCACATAGTTCTTGCTTTTAAGGTTTTGTTGCCAGTAGATCCATCTGCAGCATTGAAGAGGCTTACACCGCTGCCTTGGGTGATAGATACATCGCTAGAGCTGTGTGCAACAATCGTAACCATATCACCAGTGCTAAACACATTGTCAGGAATCGTGATTGTATGACCTCCACCAACTCTTATTTGCTTGCCTGCATCACTAGCAACTAGGGTGTAGTTGGAGGATTGGATGTTCTGACCAAGCCTTCTAAGCGGACCGATTGAGTCGGTAATAGTGCCATTTACATGGAGTTTTGAGCTAGGACTCGTAGTGCCAATCCCAACCCTGCCCGAGCCGTCGATTCGCATCCGCTCACTAGTGCTGTCAAGAAACCGAAACGGTCCAGTGCCGCCTGTTTGGAACACGAAGTTTCCGTTAGAGCCATTTGTGGCTTCAATGTAATGCCTGCGAGTGGTTCCTCCAGTGAAATGAATGCTGCTAACGTTTGAGCTGCTGTCGGTAGAACTAATTGAAATACCTGCGTTTCCAGCTTCATTGACAACTAAATTACTGGCATAAGAGCTATAACTGCCAGGCGACGTTGTTCCAATCCCAACATTGCCTGCAAAATATCCTTGACCTTTGTAACTTACGTTGAACGTATCAGTTGTGTCTCCATTAGATACTTGTAAGGCTTTATTGGTATCGGTTGCTTGTGCTGATTCAGACTGTGAGCGGATACCTGTCGCACCACTGTCAACGACGTGCAGTTTGTTACCAGGCGAGGTTGTGCCGATGCCGACGTTGCCCGAGCTGTCGATTACAAATTTTGCATTATTGCCGCCGCTGCTGCCTCTTGAAATATGAAAAGAGCTTGCAGCAAGTTCGTCAGAATCACCTCTGCCAACGCTCCACTGCGAAGTACCTGCAGATTGAAATCTAATGACGCCTCTTCGATTGGCGTCTGCGTCAATATCTGCGTAAACATTTTTTGCGCTTGCACCGTTAAGCAATAAAAGTACTTCGCTAGATGCGGAAGTAACTTCTAACTGAGCACTTGGCGACGTAGTTCCAATCCCAACCTTGCCCGAGCTGTCGATTCTCATCCGCTCGTTATTACCAGCAGTTTCAAAAGCTAAAGCATCGCCTTTGCCGGAAACAAAAGCTCCATTTGTTGAATTAACATCTGTAAATTTAATTCGCGCGTTTGCTTTTGAAGATTCAACCGAAACAACTTGGCTTATATTGTCCCCATAAACGCAAAGAGGGTAAGACGGATTGGTGTCACCGATGCCGACTTTGCCATCGGATGCAATACGCACAACCTCTGTCGCGCCAGCTGTACCAGCTTTATTGTCAGTGCCGCCAATCCACCAACCAAAGACCCCTCCGTCATTAACAACATTTCGGATGGAATCTTCCGAACGAATAACAGCGTTTGCCTGTAAAGCAATGTCGGATGTACTGCCCACCGATGGCGCTCTATTGAGGTAAAGAGTTGGGACACCATCAGTCGCAATGCCGGTTGGACCAGTAACTTCTAAGTTCGCACCGGGCGAGCTAGTGCCGATGCCAACGCGCCCAGAGCTGTCGATTCGCATCCGCTCGGCGTTTGACGTTCCAAAATAAATAATTCCAGATTCTTTGTTGAAGATCTTTAAATCATTATCAATTAGATTGATTTCAGCACCATCAGATGACCCCGTTCCTGAACTGTTAGTCGTTAGATGCAAGCAAGCACCCCTAGTGCCGGAACTGAGAGACGAGTGAATATGCAAAGCTTTATCGCCACTTGCAGCATTTGGCGACGATGTCCCTATCCCAACATTGCCCGCGCTATCAACAATGACGCGCTGCGTTCCACCAGTCGTAATCGCAACCTTATCTGCCGCAGGGTGATATAGACCCGTATTTGTATCAGTCCCAAAGTGGAAACTAGGAGCAGTCACCGTACCAGCTGGAAACTTCACCTTCCCGTTTGCGTTAATAACGCCAGTAACGGTCGTTGCGCCAGTTACAGCCAGCGTTGAATCAAGTGTTGACGCTCCAGTAACGTCCAGCGTTCCAGGGACATCCACATTGCTTGTGAACTCAACGCCACTGCCAAGCGAGTCAGTCTGCAACAGTTGACGTGCAGTGCCGTTCGCCAGCTTGCTAACTGCAATCTCAGCAGCAGCATTGATGTCAGCATTAACAATCGCGCCATCGACGATCATTGTGCTGGTAACTGTTCCTGTGTCCCCAGTCGTCAAGACAGTTCCGGTCACATTAGGCAGCGTGATTGTCCGGTCTGCTGTTGGATCGGCAACTGTCAGCGTTGTTTCAAACGCGTTATCCGTTGCACCTTCAAACGTCAAAACAGCGTCTTCACCCAGCGCCACCGTTCCAGTCAGTGTTGGGTTGGCCTTAGGTGCTTTCTCAGTGTCTAGCTCTTCAATCGCAGCCTGAACATTGGTTGATCCAATATTGCCTGCAGCGGTAAACGCAACGTTTGAGGCTTGCTGCGCAGTAACCGTCGATGAAACGTCAATCTCTGTGTATGACGTACCTGTAGACAGCAGGAAGTCAGGCGGGTTCAACGCAACAGTGGGAGCCGGAGACGTACCAGTGCCAGCGGTACTGACGACAACGTAATAACCCTTATTTGCACTAGAAGCCGCAGGCAACGCACTACCAACGACAAAGCTCAACGCCGTGCCTTCAGAAGTAACCGTCGCCACTTTGTTGGTTGAGGCGTTGTAAGTACCAGCAAGCACAATCTCGCCAACACTGATACCAATCGGCTGCCAAACGTTTCCGTCCCAAAGGAAGTAGTCGCCCGTAATTGAATTTAGGTGGCACTGCCCAATAAAGGCGCCGCCTGTAGGAGTGCTCTCTGCAATCGTCGCGGTGGAGCGATCAGCCAACTTTTCAGCGGTTACTGCATCACTTCCAATCCGAGCTTCAGGCAGGGTGCCCGTCGTAACTTTTGAAGCGTCAAGATTGGGAATATCTGAGGCCGCTAATGCCTCTGTTGCAGTGATATGGCCTTCAGTGTCAAACGAGACCTTGGCTGCTGTGCCCGCAGTAATACTGTTGTTGTGGCTCACCTGACCAGCGGCATCAACACCCAAGCCCGATCCAGGCTTGATGACGCCAACCGTTGAAGACGTTGCAACTGGAACGTCAGCAGCGGCAATGACACGACCGCCGGTTACAAGACCGTTCGCGTCATATTGAACAATGTGATTTTCACTAGCCTCTGCAGTGACTGTGTTGTCAATAGTCAGCGTGTCACCAGACATCGCAAGGCCGTTGCCATTAACGATGACGCCACCTTTGGCAGAAGTGGTCGGCGTTGGCAGGTCAGTGCCAATGATGGTGCGATAACCAACAGTGCCGCCAGCACCAGTCGGTCCACCAAGGAATTGAGCGGCAGCGCTTGTATCGTCGAGCGTTGCAGCAATCGTGCAAGTATCGCCGCTTGTCGTTGACGTGATGTTGACAACGCCAGTGGTGCTGCCGTTGACGACGTTGACCGAACCAGCGCCTTTAACGCTTACCCAAGCTGAGCCATTCCAGACATAAATTTTGCTGTCGTCAGTATCAAGCGCAATCTGACCAGTAAACGCACCAGCAGCAGGAAGCGTTGTAACAAGGTCAACGGTTGACTCATCCGCAAGCTTGGCAGCCGTAACGCTGTCTGCAGCAAGCTTGGCGGTTGTGACGCCTCCGTCAGCAATGGCCGTTCCAGCAACACCGCCTGCGCTGAAAAGGATCTTTGCGCCGGGGATAGTGGCATCAGCGATCAACGTGACCGCATTGCCAACCAAGTCAGTGACTGTAATTCGCTTAGTTTCGCTTGCGCTGGTGTCCGCAACAGCAAGCTGATCAGCGGCCAGCAGATCACTGCCCGCCAAAGCTGGCAACTGACTAATCTTGAGATCTGCCATGGGGTTCTCTACCTAAGGCCAAGCGATGGCCCCAGTTTAAGGCTTTAAGCAGATGATTCCAACATCAGCGTGTTGTTGGTGCCCTGCTCTAACAAGATGTCATCAGCGTTCTCCTGCAGCAGCTTCTCGGGGACCTCAAGATCCATCCTGATCTCAATCGGCCCTGTTGTAATAAAATCAGCCTCTATTTGCACCGCATTTGACGGGGAAAACTGAACCGCGCAACCTGTCAACACCCCTTCAAATTCATACCAAATCTCGTCATTGCTTGCGCTTGCAATACCGCTGGGGTTGTGGTCTGCACGTTTAATATAAAATCTTGCCTTAAACTGGCTGCCCACTCTGGTACGCAATTGCAGCTCTAAAAGATAATTAGGTAGCTCATTGTCTCCACTAGGGAGATACTCCCAAAAGCAAGACATTTTGCCTGAGCCTGACATCAACGTACTAATCCGGCTACGAAACTCATCTGACAGAGTTGTTGTATCAACTGTTTCGCGCTCAGTGTTCAGCTCATAGCCGTTGCATTGCACAAGCAAGCGTCGATCAGAGTTTGCCACTTTGACCCTGACTGGGATCGCATTTCCTGGAGTAGCAAGGGCAATCGCATTAGCTGAACCGCCGTTGACTGCATTAGAGAATGTTTCATACAGCCGGATGCCATCCAGTTCGTCTACATAAATGAATCGTTTAATACTGGTGGCCGTGTAGCCATTAATAAAATCAAGTGCTGAGCCGTCGGTGCTCGTAATTTCAACTTGATCACCACTCAATAACTGGCCATGCTCAAAGTCAAAGCTAAACCGCTTTGCCGTTGCATTAACGTCTGAAACGTTGATGGTAGATAGCAGCTCGCTACCGTCAAACTCACGTTGCAGCTCTACATCACCAAACGTGCCTAAATAAACGCTCATGAGATCGATGCAGTAGAAAGCGCACCCGTTCCAGTGAATGAAATGTCAGCACGGGTGATCTCGCCTGTTGATGCTCCAATCGTTGCGCTTGTAATGTAAGCAGTTAGCTTGATGTCGTTTTCATCCGTTCCATCCACCCAACGCAAAGTCAGCTCAACAGTGTCGCTGCTTGATACGCCTCCAGTACCTGTCCTGATCAACTTGTTTAATAGGTTTGCAGTGTTAATGCTCCCAGAGTCATCCTTGTAATAAAGCAAAGATGCGTTTCCTGAATAACCCAAAACGCCAGGGCTATAACTACGCAAGCTATCGCCAAGTGTTGTTGTTTCGAGCGTTTCTAAATCTGCCTGCAGGCTGAAATTAACGACCTTGGCGAGGGTCGCTCCAGACAGCTGTAAAACGCCATCTCTACCGGTGTAAACCTTTGCCATTACGCCACCGCTCGCAATGCCACTGTAACGCTGCTAACACCCGGACGCACAGCCTGGACCTGCGGTTCAGCGTCATAACGCCACTTTGTACCCGGTGGTGCGTCAAGCGTTGATACCGTTCCAGACCAGCCCTCAAAGACTGCTGATGGCAACGTAAATGTTCGGAATGTGCCGAGCTGGCTGCTGTAATCAGTCAGGAATGATTCTGCGGATGCGTCTGGGACATTGGCATAAGACAAATTCAGCGTGGCATTGACGCGCCGCGATCCATACAAGATGCGGACTTCTGCGCCTGACTGCGAATTAAACGTCTTGCTAGGAAAGTTCCCTGCAGTGAAGTCACGGCTAGTTGGCGTCAGCGTTGGGAAAGCCATCACTCAAGAACCGTAAAGTTGCTCGGCGTCAAAACGTCCTTAGCCACGATGCTAACCCCAGAGGCATCAGTGGGCACTTCAACTGCGCTGATGGACACCAAACCAGCGTCATCCAAGGTCAGCTCTTCAATCTGATAAACGCTGTAGTCCGTATCGCCGCCCAGCAGGGTGAACAAAGTGCCATTGAATTTTGAGTCCGTAACAGCGTTGCCTGAAATCGTTAGTGGCGTTTCAATCACCGACTGCGTAGTTGGGTCGTAGACCAATGCGTCATACGTTCCATCCTTTACCGTCGTGACGCTCACCAGCGTTCCAGCATCCGTAATCGCACCGTTTGCAGCGGAGTTGTAGGTGCTGGCTTCTGTGATCACCCGGATGTAAGAGCCAGGCTGCACGCTCAAAGCGTCAGGGATAGTTTTGAAGCTGACAGTTTTTGTGACACGACGGCGAGTGCTCATCAAGAAACGTGCCGTCCGCAAAGCTTGGTCACGGTTGGTGCAAAACTCGCTCAGGTCAAATGCCTGCTCTGTTGTCGCCTTTTGGCTGGCAGACAGATCAGCCCACTCCAGCAACGCTGATGCCTGATATGGCAAGTCGTTTTGCACGGTTACGCGCCAGCTGACAAGACCACGGATATTTGACCGCTGTGAAACATCGATGTATTGCAACTGCAGTGAATCCTCAATGATGTTGCCAGCAGTAAAAATCTGCTCAACGGTTACAGGGTCGAGGCTGATCTCATGATTTGAATTGAACGGTAATGCAGGTTGCATTCCAAACCGACCGTTTTTAATCGTGAAATTGCATAGCTGTAGAGAAGCGTTGTCATACAAAAAGCTGCGGAAACTTTCGCTATCTTCAAGCACACCGTCATAAAAAATTCTATTTGCTCGCAAGAAACGAGCAGTTGTCCTCAACGCATCTTCGTCAATAAGCTCTGCCGGGACGACATTGCCAACGCCTTGGGCTTTGTTGGTCAGCAAGTAAAAAACAAGGTCAGCAAACAAGTTGCTCGGCTTATCGTCGTTTTCAATCAAGCGTCTGACGGGGATGCCAGTCTCTGAATAAAGCCTCAGCTGGTTAAGTGCTGCGATCTCTCCGCTCGACTTAACCGTAAAGCCAATCGTTGACATGGCGTCATAATTGGCAGGTTCGTTGTTTGATATGTACTCATTAACGTAAACAATTTCATGCTCTGGGCCAGACTCATTGGATTTTGTGAGTTCGGTGTAATGGCTGCAATCTGAAACCTGCGAGTTCAACTCAAACGCACGTTCGCCACCTTGAACGACGCCAGGCACAACGACAGTTGTAGCCGAAACGTAAAAACTAAAACTAACGCTTGAGTATCGAGGCCCTTGGGTGGCAGCGTAATTGGAAAAATCGTTATTTACGTTTTGGACAAGATTAAAAGTATCCCCTCGCGAAAAATCCCCTGTAGAGGCGGCAACAGTAAACTGAACATTCTCCCAAAGGTAACTGCTGCCTCCATTCGCTTGAACATATTTTGGACCAACTGTTACACCTAAAACGCCGGGGCGCGAATCAGCTCTGATCAAAATGCTAATACTCTTCCCGCCTCCAAGATCAACTTGAATTGTGCTTGTTCCTGTTCTCCCCGGCGCGTTTCTCGCTAAACCAAGAGCTTGGGTATAAAAAGCATGTTTGAATAAATAGATATTGCTGCTGTTTGGACTTGCGCCAGTAAATTGCACACTGGTCGGCTGGTTGGTTGATCCATCGTCCGCTATCTGGCTTGGGTCGGTAAATAGTTCGCCATTCTCTTTGATTTTGGCAATCGCTACTTCTTTGCCTTGAGTCGTAATTCTAAAGCTTCCGTAATTGGTGTCATAATCGACGCCAACTGCTGTGCCCGTGTATGGGGTGCCCTCTGTTGAATCAAGGACAGTCACAGTATTTTCATCAAGGCTATTGATGGCAATATCTGAACCTGTGCGGGGTATTAAGCGATACTCATAAAATCCTTTTGTTCTTGGGCGGATTCTTAGATAATTGTTTTGGTTGATAGGTGCGCTGCCTTGCACGCAAAATACTTTGGGGATGCGGACAAAAGAGTTTTGCGGTTGGCCATACTCTTGGACAGGACGAACCCAGATTGAAAAGCAGGATGAACGCTTGAAGTATTTATCCATGCGTGGCGTGGATAAATTAATGTCATCCTCGTCCAGCTGGAACAGCCTGTTAGGCGAAGGAATAGCGTTAAAGTTGCACAAGCCAGAAGCACGATTCCAAACTTGGCTTCTAATGCCAAGCTCAATCACCTCAGCGTCCCTGCGTACCGGGCGGATTGTTGCAATATTCAAGCGGCACACGTTATAAAACGCCGCCCCACAATGCTTGTTTGCGTTAAATGTATCGCCTTCATACCCTGCAAGAGGCTCTTCGACAGTCCTGCGCCCTGGAATGCCAATCTCAGCCACTCCCAAAACGGCGACACACTTAAAAGTGATAAAGATTTGGTCCCCAGTGTTAGTCCTTTCCTCGACAATCCAAGAGCTTGCGCCGATGATCCATCTCGTTCCAACGACAAGCAAATCAGACGCCCGCTCTCGCCAACCTTTAGCGGTATTAACGAGATCCTTTAAGTTTATTTCTGTATCTGCAAAATCGCTTTTTTCAAGGTCTTCCCATTCAGAATCTCTATTGTCAATTTCAAAAACCGCTGTGTCTCCCTCGCTAATAGACACAATCGTTCTGTTTTCATACTGAGTCGTGTTGTGCTTGATAAATCCCATGTGCCGTGAATAAGCCCTGCCGACGCCAGGCTGCCCTGCCTCTTCTCCCCGAATGTGTAAAACATCGGCCAAGCTGCCAGCGATCTTGCGGCGTTTTGCCTGTATTTCACGGCGTGGGTCTACATTGTCAGGCCCTAGCGTTGATACAAAAGGTGCGCTTATTACTTCCCAGTTGAAGCGGTATGCACTGCCGTTGTGGATTGGCGTGCTTGTTCCAAACGTAGTATCCCCGCTTGGGGTGTAGGCCATTGAAAAGCCGTTGCTAAATTGACCGTCATCTGTTGGAGCGGTAAAGATTGCTCTACCAACCGTGCCAGTAGCACCAGGGCCTTCAGTGCCATGCAGCAATTTGGCAGGTCGATTGCTGCCTTGCTCTGATGACCAGTACAACGCAAAGTCTTTGTTGCCCAAAGAGTTGAGTGCCGCCGTCCCAATCAAAATTCCAGCAAGGTCTGGCTCGTCTACCCCAAATTCACCCGCGACATAAACGCCTTCAAATGCTTGGTATGCGCCATACGCATAAAGCCGACTCCATACCAATGCAGGCGCAAGGATCAAGCCGCCTGTTAAGACTCCATCTAACCCAGTTCCACGCTTGCCAAATGGAATTGGGATTGGCTGATTAAGCTCAGCGAGACTTGAGATATTGTCAAAGTTAGTCGCTTGATTGAAGCGTGTTGGGCCAATTTGATCCGCAAGTTTTCGCCCCCTAACTCCACGCTTATTTTGCAGAGGCTCGACAGTAGGAGCCTTTGGTGCAAGTAATACGCTGACTGCTGTTGACGCAATACCAATCGCAAGACTAATAAGGATTGGGACTACAGGTACTGGCCCTGCAACAATTTCAGGTATATGGTCATACTCAGCTGGCCGCACTCGTTGGCGCGACATTGCATGACGAATTAACTCGCGATATTCATCCTCACTGCAGCCAATCGCTTGTATTAAAGACTTTTCGTACGGTAGGAGCGGCGGATTGTAAGGTACTCCGCCGGTTTCCAGTCCACTGCGGAGATTGAGCTGTTGATGTAAAGGACGCCACTCTGCCATATGACTCCGAAGGCCAACGGCCTAACGCCCAACAAGACTATGTCCCCATCATAACTGGGGTGTTCAACCCGGTCACAGAAGACATTCAGCTCCCTTAAGACCTCGCGTGGCGTCATCCCGTACCAAACGCCCTTCACTCCCGGATTTTTAATGCCTAGCTGCTCTAAGGCATCGATTACCAGATGAATGCAATCATCCTTGCCGTAGCTATACTTACGGCCTATCAGATCACTACACACTGACTTGAGAGGTGAATGGGATATTGCCGACCTGCTGCCGATACAGGCGACGGCCTGGCACATTTGCCTGAACAGCGTCTAAAACTGAATTTAAGCTGATCTGAATTGCGGTCTCGTCCCAGCCCCCTGCTGAACACGCCCCAAAATACTCATATAACGTCTTCTGCACGGCATACGTTGACGAGTCCCATAAAACTGTCGTCACCTTGGCGACATACACGTTGTCCAGCGCTTCAACGACAAAGTTGCGGGTGATCTCGGCGTTTGCAAACTGGAGCGTTGCGTTTAAGTTGTCGCCTTGCAATGAAGCAACCGCTCCACTGAAGCCAAACGGCAAAAACGAATAGATGCCGACATTCTGGCCAACCGCATAGTTCTGGAAGTGGTACTGGTTCAAGCCACCAGTGGGGCCAACATCAAGCAGATGGCCGTAAGTAAATTCCATCAGAATGCCAAGCTCCTACGAACAGCAGTTGAATTTTGCAGTGATCTCATGGTTCGGCGTTCGCCTTCTGTTGCACCGCGTTGAGCAGCTTGCTGCATTCCCTGCTGGAACTGCTCTGCTGTTACATAGTCCACATTATTGATTCGTTCCACCGTGTAACGGACATCAATTGCCGCACCGCCAACAGCTCCCACCCCGTCAGTATCAGCCGCCCCACCGCTTGCAAGTCCACTAGATGCGCCGCCTGTCCGTCGATAACGGTTCATGGCTGCCTTCATCCCTTCGTTGCTTACCACCTGACCTGACTGTCCAGGCACAAACAGCTCAGGGCCGCGCTCGCCAACAATGTACGGGCTGCCTTGATCTACGGGGCCGCCATCTGCCTTGAAAAGCCTGCTAAGTGCGCCACCAGCCCCACCGGTTCCGCCGCCGCCAAGGCTATTAAAGAAAGTATTCAGGCCAAATTGTATAAGAGTCCTACCAATGTCCTTGAGCACACCTTGAGCAATGTCAGCAAGGCTCTTAGTCCCATCAACTGCGGCCACTAATGAGTCAACAATTCCGCTTTGAATGCTGTCACCAATTGACTTGTATAGGTTTCTCATTTTTTCCGCCTGCTGCTCTAAGGCATCATCTATTTTTTGCCCCTCTGCAAATACATTTTTGAACACGTTCTTGACGCCATCCAGTCTAACTTCGTTAGATTTGACGATTAAGTCAAGCTTTTCCGTCATAATTTTGGCTATGTTTTTTTCATGCGCTATTTCGGCGTCTCGGATTGCGCGTTGCTCCTCAAGCGGCAACATTTGCGCCTCTATAATTCTTTGCAGCTCAATTTCTAATTTGAGACGTGACTTTGTTATTTCATCAGTTGAGTGCGCCAACTGCTGCTGCTTTTCTAGCAAAGCATTCATTTCAACGGTTAAATCTTTTCGCTCGCGTAGTTTTTTTGTGGTGCCACCGCCTGGGGTTGTGCCCGCAGTCAAAGGTGGCAGCGTTGGCAACGTCGTGTCAACCTGAGGAAGCTTCTCAGCATCCATTTCCGCCAATCTGTCTTGCATCAAACGAAGAAGAATATCTCTTCGATTGCCGCCCATTTTTGCAAGCTGAGTAGATGCTTCCCGCATCCCTTCTAAGCCTCTGCCTCCAACGCCGGTTCCTTCAAAAAGCTCCGCCGCTCCTTGGACATTAAAAGGCAGCCTGCCGCCTTGGATTGCTTTTCGCGCAGACGCTGCCCCAGGGTTTGTCATCGCAAACATGAGGTCGTTGATTTGCGTTAAAGCATTATTTGTAAGATCAAAAATTTTCTTTAACATCGGCGCTAAAAGAGCGCCAAGAGCTTGCGCAATCCTTTGCACATTATCCACCAATGTGCTCAATTTGCCCGACAATGTGTCTGATTGGGAGATAGCACCGTTGGCATACATGCCGCCAGTGTCAGTTAATTTCTTCAGCGCAAACTCTGCTGCTTCAGCGCTTATTTGACCTTTCTGCAGCGCCTTGCTAAATTCTTCCCCGGTCAAGTTGTATTCTTTTTTTAATACCCCGGCTAAATCAACACCACGCTCTTGCAACTGCAGCAACTCTTCCGTTTGGAGCTTGCCCTTAGCTTGGATTTGGCCAAACGCTGTTGTTATGCCGCCAAGGTCTGCACCGGTTGCACCTGCGACATCTCCTAACCGCTTTGTAATATCGACCAGGCTTTCAGTTTCAACACCAAAAGCTTTTAGCCGTTTAGCGGTGTCAATCAGCTCAGTGCTGGTGAATGGTGTAACTGCACCAAAATCTTGAAGCTCACTAATAATTCCCTTGGCAGTGCCCAAAGAACCGGTGAGAACCTGCAAACTTTTGGTTTGCTTTTCAAGCTCTGCCGTATTGGCAAAAACAAATTTGGCCGCTCCAGCCAAAGCTGCCGCAGTGACAAAACCTTTTACAGCGCCTGTCAGTCCTTGAATATCAGACGCAGCTTTCTTTGCACTCTTACCTTGTGCAACAAAACGTCCTTTGCTATTCCTCAAGCGTTGATTCATGCCTCGAGTGGCACTGTCAAGCTTTGTCGTCGCAGCCGTGACCCTCTTCAAAGGGTTAATGGCTTTGGAGGCGTCAACGATTAGCTCAATGGAAGACCTAGCCACAACCGCCTCAGCACTGCCCCAATCTTACCGCTGCCTCATCTTTGCGCGATGCATTGCTTTTTCCTGCTCTTCGTTTTTGACCTCGTAAAACGCAGCAAAATAAACAAGCTCCGCATCGGTCAGTTCCGTGCGAAGCCTGCTGACTGTCATGCCCAGCTCGCAGGCCAGATGAAACTCAAACAGAGTCCACTTGTCCTGCTTTAGTCGTTTTTTGCGTCTTCTAGGTCAACCTCTTCGGTAAGGCCAAACAAAAACAACTCAATGTCGTTCAGCACAGACTCAGGAAGCTTGCGCTGCAGTTTTGCCGCATCAGCAGCAGCAAAAGCTTTTGTTCCGTCCTCAAGCTCTGCCATCTGACATAGCATCTGCGTACTGATGTCTAATGCTTCCTCTGTTCCCGCAAGACCTTGCGCTTTTTTACGGTCAGCCCGTGTGATGGGCTTGAAAAACAGATCAACGACTTTTTCGCCTTGAGCGTTTTTTAGTTCAAATTTACGGCGCTGGTTGAGATCAAACGCCCCAACCAGCAGATCAACCGTGCGATTTTCAGGCATTAAATAAAAGCTTGCGCTTAAATTATAGCCCTAGATCACTGCAGGTTCAAAGTGATTGTGCCGCTAGTGACAAAGCTGCAGGACACAACGACTAATTCACCAACAGTTGAAGTGATCTCCATGTCAGTGATGATTCCATTGAACTTGGCTGAATCAGTGTCAGCACTTGTGCCAGTAGTGAAAAGCTCAAACGTAGCATCTGCAGTGTCTGAAGCAGTGATCACATCCTCAAGGAAGGCTGCTTGGCCTGTTGCGTCTGGGTCATAAACCAGTTCAACAGTGCCAGATCCTGAAACTAGGCTGCCAACAAAGCTGCGGAAAGTATCGCCTTGCTTTGAAGTGTCGAGCGTTTCTTTCGTAGTAGTTAAGCTCCAGCTACGAGTGCCCACGATGGTGGCATTGCTTGAGCCTGCAGCGTCA